CCCGGACCTGTGATATCCAGCATCATCCGGCCGGTAGTGCGAATGAGAGATCATTGCCCAAAGGATCTCTATCGAACTTACTGTACCATACACCCCATTGGGATGGTGCATAGAATCCGGTATGTCCGTACTTGTACATAAGCTCAACTTCCCCATACCGAGGGAGTCTATTGAGCCATTCCCACTTGAAGGATGACCATGGGATGTCCATCTCGCGAAGTAATGCGAGATCTGAGACAGTACCTGTGAGTTGGGGGACTTTGTAGCGCTGATGCAGCCAGTCCCAATACTCTTCGAGTACGTACCTGGCCTTATCATTGTAATAGAATACCATAAATGCCATCGAGGTCCTCACAATCTCCCAATTGATAGTCGCTCGATTACGTTCAGGTACCAACATCAGCTCATAAAGATCCTGGATGCCCCTAGTAGGACGAACTCCCCCGGGCGTCATGAGGAAGTACATAGACAAGAAGGACCCTGAACGCTTAGGTTCAGGGTCATCATCTATAGTCACTAAATCCTCGGACACATAGGACTTCTCCTGGGACACCTCCATTCCAAACCCATCCCACAGAACTTGTGTAATCGCTCCAAGGTCATCATCCGTCAAGACCCGGTTATTAACGGCGATGATCGAATCATCACCGAACGTCCAGATCTTGGCATCGAGACCAAGGCGATTGCAGGCCCACTTTAACATGATCCAATTGGAGTAGCTACCCGCAATAGAAGTCCAGGGATCACCAGATGCCACCCCACGAGACTTTTTGTAGACATTTCCATCCGGCATGCAGATTTCAGTGTATACTAGATTCTCAACCTGGGACCTCCAGTAAGCCTTGGACCCGGGTTCCTTGGAAAATTTTCGACGGACATGGTCCATCATGACTTTCTTGAGAACCCTAGCGGGAACCTTTCCATCAAATCCTTTAAAGTCGAGGAAGGCGAAGGACTTCGCATCGCGGCACCAGTCGGAAATCATCTGATAGTTATCACTGAACGGACCCATGCCAAGTAGAACCCCGCCACGGGACTTATCAATCCCACGCAGTTGCGTAAGCAACGCGCCGGATGCCATAGTCCCAAGGAGGTGGTGCACTAAGTCAGGCATCACTATCAGCCTACCCTCTTTCTTCCCGCCAGATATCCGTTCGATGGACATCCTCTTCCCCCTACCCGCAACGCCGCATGGCGGTACGTGATACTTCTCTGACCCATTCCTCATCCTCTGCACGACGAGATTGGCTTCTCGGAGAGCTGGCATGAGCGCGTCCCGCTTTGAACGATATCCCATCTTCTTCCACCTAATACCTGGCGAGGTTTGAGAGGGCACCTTTATCAGAGACATGTTACGGGCATCCAACCAGCCAGATATCTCAGGAGCGGTCCCCTCGACGTCACGTAGCTCCGCGAAGAGCCCAGCAAATGTGACATCCGAGACGGCCGATCCATCAGGACCTGGCGTGCCGAAAGACTCGATATGTTTGAAAAGTTCCCTCTCACTAGGTGGCACGAATTCCGATGTAGTTATGTCTAAATCGGGGCCTTCAATGCCCGTCAACTCCCGTGATTTCTCGTCGAGAAATTTCGTAAAGAAGGTGGAGTTCTCAGTTTTAGGCATGACGTATCTATACCTCAACTTCTGAGAGCCACCTATATATTGGACTCTCGCTACGTGACGATGGCGCAGGGGCGAGAGATCGTATTGCCAATCCCTGTCGCCGTGCCCGGATGCCTCCGACATGGTGCTTGGGTTCTCGTGGATCCAGTCGAGGATAACTTCCTCGTCCCCCAAGTCGACACCAGTGCCGCCGGTGAGCGAGGCAGCCGAGACTAGAAATTTAAATCTTCGAGGT